GTTGCAACATCTTCGCGCGTCCGCTCGCGGTTGACGCACCCGATCTGCCCGGAGAGTTAGCCGACGCCCCGCCCGCACCGCTGCCGCCCGCACCGGGCGCCCCAGGAAGCTGCGCCACGATCGAAGCAGGGATCTGCTTTTTCAGGTAGCCGGGAAGCTTCTGGTACGCCGCATACGAGTCGACCGAGCCGCCATTGGGCAGATGGAGAACCTTCAGGAGCGAGTCCATCAGGGCATTCACGAACGGGGATGCCTTGTCGGCGGCTACGCCGATAGCGGCGATCCCGAGAGCGACCCAGCCGGCCGGGCCGAGCGCGGCCAACATGCCCTCACCCTCCAGCGCGGTTCCGAGCTTTACGAAGCTAGTCGCCCATCCCGCAATTGAACTAGCGACCTTGAGGCCAACCAGGATCATGAGCGTCTGCTTGAATCCGCCCGTAACCTTGTCGATATCCTCGACGGCAGTCTTGCCCGTCTTGAGGATGCCCGTCAGGTCGTGGACGACCACCTTCACCTTGCGGGCCGCGTCGCCCGAGTCGGCCTCCTTCTGCGCCCACGCCGCGAACGGGGTAGCGATCGCCTGGACGGTCGGCAGAAGAACCGTGCCGATGCTCGCCTCGAGCGTGTTGATCGCCGTACTGAACTTGACCGCCGCCGACGCGTCCGACGCACCGAACACCTTGGCAGAGTTGTGGTACTTCTCCTGTAGCGCAATCAACGCCTGCTGCGCCGCCGCATTCATATCCATTGCGGTCGCCGTCGCGTGCTGCTGCGCCGTGTACGTCTTCCCGGACGCTGTAAGCGCATCCTGTGCCGTCTTGACAATCGGAAGGTGGATGCCGAGCTGCTGCACGCCGCGCGTACGGCCCGCCTCCAACGCAACAATCTTCTGCGTGACGGCCGAGAGGTCGAGGCCCGTGCCTCGCGCGACATTCGCGGCGAGAGTCGCATCCGCCTGAGCCTTCGCCATACTTCCCGTCACGCGCACGAGGCCGACCAGGGAACTAGTGAGCTCCGTTTTCGTGAACAGCGACAGCCGAGACTCCGCAGCGAGGTAATCCTCAAGCTGCTTCTTGTCGAAGGCCGCGCCCGTGTTCTTGATCGCGACCGAGAGCTGCTCCTCCACCCCCATGAGCTCCTTGGCTGCGTCGATCGACGACTTGATGCCAGTCGTGACGGCCATACCCGCGAGCATGCCGCCGGAGCCGAGCGCCAGTCCGACACCGAGCTTGCCGAACCCGCCGGCAGCGCCCAGGCTACCGCGAGCAAACTTTGCCATCTCACGCTCCGCGAGCGCCGTCTCGCGCGCCGACGTGCGCACCGTAGCGTTCGTAGCGAGCACTTCCAGCCCGAGCCGCTTCTGCGCCTTCGCCGCAAGATCAGCCGCCGCAATCTGCTGCACCGAACCGCGCTCCGCGGACGCCGCGAGAAGACGGTACTCGCCAGCGAGCTCCTGCAACTTGACGCGCTGCGCCGAGAGCCGTTCGATGTTCTTCGTCGCGGCCGCAGTGACGGTGCGCCCAAACTGTTCGGCACCTACCGTCGCCTCTTTGATCGCGGTCGAGTTGTAATCGCCGGCGATGGTTATCCCGAGCGTTCTCATGCGGCAACCTCCTCCCCGAGCAATCGGGCGCCCTTCTGCATGTTGCAGAGCGGGTGCGAAACACGAACGTTTGCGTGTGAGTGATCGCCTCCTCGCGAGACAGGGATCACGTGGTCAAGGTGGAAACGATCAACAGGGACACCACGGCCGCAGATGTGACACACCCCGCCGTCTCGCTCATAGACAACGAGCCTGTCGATGCTCTCGACCACGCTCGCTCCACGCTTGCGCGCGTCATACACGGCCACCGATGCGCGATGGCTTCGTTTGTAACGCTGTTTCCAGTTCGGATCAGCGAGACGGCGTGCGCGAGATTCAGCCTTGCGCTCCGCTGCGTGTTTGCCGTAGGAGCGTTGCCGCGCTTCTTTCAACTTCTCCGGTTGCTCGACAACCATACGCCTGATCCTCTCGCGTGAACGTTCAGCGAACTCGGGGTCGTTTGCGTAGCGCGCTCGGCCGTAGACACGACTCTTCTCGCGCAACGTCTCCCGATTTTTTTCCCGATACCGAGCCGCGTTCGCTCGGATGCGCTCGCTGTTCTTCTCGCGATATTTAGCAAGCCAAGCCTTGCGATGCGCGCTCGTTTCTGGCAGTAGCGATCACCCCTCTCCCGCATTCGCTGAAACGAACTCGTGCATACCGACGATCTGGCCGAACGTCATTCCCGCAAGGTCGTCGCGGCGCACGCCGCCCCAATGGCCCATCCACATCGCCCAACAATCCGGCGGGTCGTAATGGCTGCCGAGACGCACCCCGAGGACGCGCTCAACGCGTACCGCCAGGTCGCCTAGCTCTCCGTCTCGGCGACCGGCTCGGTAGGCCCCTCATCGTCGCCCTTCTTCGGCTTCTTGTCGGCCGGAATCTCGAGCACGATCCCGTCAAGGAGAGGCAGATCGTTGATGAACTCGACAACCTCCTCGCGCGTCGCATCCCTCGCGCGCTGCAAGGCGACAGCCAGGAAACCCTGCTTCGTCAGGTCATGGTTGAGGCCGTGCTTGCCGAGCAGCTTCAACCACTTGAGCCAGTCTGTCCCGGTGATCTCCTGGATGAGGGCCACGTCGCCCTGTTTGAACTTGTCGGCCGGGATGATCGGGAAGAACATGCCGGTTGGGCCGCCGATGCGGAACCCGGCCTCTTTCGGTGCGGTGCTCATGGCGATCCCTTCGTTACGAGCGTGACTAGTACAAGCGCCTCTCAGCGCAAACCTGGTAGATCAAGAGAAACCCCCGCCAAGTGGCCGCGAGGGCGTCAGCGGCGCCCCTGTGGCGCTACGGGGCGCTAAAAACCGTGGTCGCGAGCCGTGTTGTCGATCGCCGCCTCAATGTGTGCCACGGCGAGCTCCTGCTTCTCCTCAGCGGCAGGCAGGAACGCGCGCACCATCTGCGTCACACCCCAATCCCCGCGCTTGCCCGTCGTCTTGCGTAGCCTCTGCTCCACCGTGACGAGGCCGGCGGAACGAACGCGCGTGATGATGTTCGCCGCCGACCGGGGAGACGGAGGGGAAAGCTCGCCGAGCTTCTCCCTCGCGTCCCGCGCAACGATCTCGCCCGCCTCTTTCAGCTCGTGCTTGAGGTCGCGCGACAAGTCCCGGTCGACGGCGTTGAGTGCCGTAATGAGCTCGGACAGCCCGATAACACGGAACGGCTGCGAGCCCATCAGCGGTTAGGTGCCCGCGCGAGTCGCGACACCCTGCACGTCGAACACGACCGTCGACTCCAACGTCGAGCCAACCTGGCCGCCGTACGGCGTGTAGTCGAACAGCTTGCAGTTCGCCGTCAGCGACGGGTTCGACTCCGAGACGGTCGAACCGGCCGGGGTCACCTCGACCACGAACGTCGACTCACCCTCATACAGATCCGAGAGGATGCGGTCGAGGACGGAGAGGTCCTTGTCCTGGTAGAAGTCCACCGAGAAGCTGTCGGTTGACAGGCCGTGGATGGCCATGTCGCCGCTGTCGCCCGATGCGGTCACCGGCAGCTTCGCCTTCGAACGGTGCGGCGTCACACCCTTCACCAACGACGAGAAGTCGTGCCCGTCAACGAGAACGTACGGATTCTTGAGATACCCTTTTCCTGCCACTCGTGCCTACCTCCTCCCGGCCTAGAGCCGGAATACAGCCCCGGCCTCATGCCGGGTCGGGGGATTGCTTACGTGCCGCTCGCCAACATGTGAACCGTCCACGTCGAGCCGAGCATCACGCCGCGGCCGGGAACATCGAAAATCTGATGCCCCTTCGCGTCGATGACCCGGAGGTCGTCGCACGCACCGCCTAGCGTCACGTCAGCCTCAACGGCCGCCTTGACCGACATGGCACCCGACGAAGCGAGCAGTTCGTCGAGACGCATCTGCGCGGCCTTGTCGATGTTCAACGAAACGAACGCCTGCACGAACCAGACCCACTCGTCGGCGCCGCGGCTGCCGGCAAGGTCGTACGTCACCGCGTCAGGGAAAACGTGCATCCCTGGCGGGGTCGGATTCGACAGCCAATAACCGGACACCTGGTAGCCACTGATCGTGCTCAAAGCCGCGACGAGGCCCGCACGGAGCGTTGCCGGATCGGTCATCCGACGAAGATCGGGGCGCGGGTCAGGTCACGAACCAGCGTGCACACGTCCGGGTCTTCGCGCGCAATCCGGGTCGCCCCGTCCACGCCGAGCCCGATAACGCCCATCGGTGCCATGCGGACACGCTGCAACAGCCGGGCCGTAAGAATGCTCGTCAACGTCACCACCTGATCCGGCACCGTCAACCAGCCGAACGAACCGACCAGCTCGACGCTACGCGGGACGCCCACCGGAAACATGGACATGGTGCGCTGCTTCAACACGACACGCTCCCACGGCCGACCGCCGAGATCAGCGTTGTCCGGCTGAAACTCGAAGTCGGAATGGAGAGTCCATGTCGTCTCGAAAACGCCGTCGCCGTCCTGATCGGTTTTCAGGCTCGTGAAGCCCACCATGTCGTCGATGTCGAGCACGCCCGGCCGTAGCGGCGTGTAATACCGCGTCTCATCGTTCGACAGGTCATGCACATAGAACTGGCGGTCACAGATCGCGTCGACCGCACGGGATGCCGCACTGAGCGCCTGTGTGGCGTCAGAGTCGATGAACGAGAAACCGTCCATGCTGAGGGACGACTTGAACGCGTCCAGGCTCACGTAGACCAAAGGAACAGACAAGCGCCCTCCTTTCCAGAGGGCACGAACCGTCCCGGCCAGCGAGGCCAGCCGGGACGGCTACGTGCGGTCAACGTGCCCCTTAGAAGGTGGTCACCGAACAGAACGCGAACGCGCGCTGCACAGCGAACGCGGCACGGAACTCGGCGAGCACCGTGATCATCCGCTTGATGAAGTCGTCCTCGTTCGAGTCCGAGATCCGAACCGACGCGCCGGCACGTACCCACAGGGTCGCGCCCTGCTTGAAGTTGCCGACGATCGGGGAGTGCTGCGTCGCCAGCGGCGTCACCACGACCGGGAGCCCGAAGATGGTGGGCTGTTCCTGCGCCAGCGCGAGATTCGAGAGGAGGAACCCGCCCGAAGTCGACTCCTGGAGCAGCATCGTCTCATAATCCGACGGGTGCATCACGATCGCGTCCGGCTCGCCAAACAGCGACAGACGGACGGACGTGATGGCCTTGTGGATGGTGCCGATGCTACGGTCGTTCGTGTTGTCCGCGTCGATCGTGTATCCGCCCGCGAGAGCCGCCGGGTAGATACCTTCGAAGTTGATCCCGGTACCGTCACCGAGAGCGATCTGCCGCTCAGCCTCGAGGAGAACGCCTGCGGAGAGCTGGCCCTCGATGAGGGTCTGCAACCCCGCCACGTCCGCGAGGTTCTCGCGGGGCGCCTTCGCGTACTGGCCGATCGAGCGGACACTCGCGTCCGCCGTCGTCCAGGTGTACGTCGCCTGATCGTACGCGACGCCGACGCCTGCCGTACCGACCGCCTTGATAGCAGCAGCATCGGTGCGAACCGTCTGCTTGCCGTACCGAACGAGATCCGAGTCCGTTCCGCCGACCGATACCAGGTCGAGGAGACGCAGCCTACGAACAGGCAACTCGACCGGCGGGTAGAGCCGCTGGTCGATCGGGATCAGGCTCGCACCGTCGCCGCCCACGGCGAAGATGCCGCCACCATTCTGGAGCATGTACTTCAGCGTGTCCCGGTCGGTCATCTCGACGGCCGGGAGGCTGCCGCTGATACCGATGTCGCCGTAGTGCGCGAGCTGTTCGCGGCTCAAGCCGGTCCCGGAGATGAGACGCTCAACGAGCGAGCCTCCGCTACCCTTCTGAACGGTCGGCACGGTGTCCGCGAAGCGGCCAAGTGCCTGCGCGCGACGCGCCACGAGAACCGACAGCCGCGTCTTGTCGTTGTCCGCGTCCAGGTACGACGCTTCGACGACTGCCGCCGCGTCGTTGTCGACGAGCGGGTTGACGCCTGCGGCGCGATACTCTGCAACCTTGGCGTCCGCCGCCTCCTTCTTCGCCTGCGCCGACGCTCCGACGCTTGCGATCTCTTCGTTGAGCCCCTTGAGCTCGTGCTCGAGGGCACCACTAAGAGCAGCGCTCATATGCGTTGCCTCCTTGGGCTTTCCGCCCGTTGTGTTGATGACGGGCGGCGGTTAGCGCCCGGTCGAGTCCGGCCCGTGGAGCAGGAGGCCGCGAGCTAGCAGCTTTTCTGCGTCGGGGGCGAACGTGACGACTGTTGCGGCGTCGTCGTGCCGTTCCGCCGGAATCGGCGAATCTTCGTCGGGTGTCTCATCCGCTGCGAGGACTCCTGTCTCGCTAGCGTCGGCCCTCATGGCGCGTGCCCCGAACGGGCGAGACTGGCCGGGAGACGAAAGCAACCGCTGCACCGTCCCGTCAAACGTCTCCACACGGTCAGCCATACCCACGCCCACCGCGGCAACCGCGGAAAACATGCTGCCCTGGCCGAAGTGCGCGAGCACGTCGTCGGTCGGCACACCACGCCCGTACGCAACGGCCGCGACAAACTCGTCGTAGCACTCGTCAACCGCCGCCTGAATCTCTGCGCGCGCCGCGTCCGACAGCGGCTCGTACGGGTTGCCCAACGTCTTGTTGTCTCCCGCCGAGATCAGCGTCACCGCCAATCCCTCCTGCGCGAGCGCCCCACTGTTGTCCACGTGCCGCGCGAACACGCCGATAGAGCCGACGCAACCCGAGGGCGTCACAACAAGCTCGTCCGCCTGCGTCGCGAGATAGTAGGCAGCCGACGCGCACATCGTGTTCGCGATCGCCGAGATCGGAGTACGCGCGTCACGGATCACGGCCGCAGCCTCCGGTACAAGGCTCACGCTGCCGCCGGGCGAGTCAACGTCGAGGAGGATGTGCGCCACGGTCGGGTCGGCGTCCGCAGCCCCAATCTTGTCCATCAGGTCAGACATCGAACAGCCACCACCGCCCGAGATGTCCGCCACGGGGCGAGGCAGGATCGTCCCGTACACCGGGATCACCGCGAGCGCGCCGGAAGCAGCACCCTTCGGCATGGCCATCCCAGCCGCCTCATGTCGCGCCTCAAACTCGG